TGGCCAGCCACTTTATCGTGTGATGAAGTTAAGTGAGGCTATCGACAATGGTATAAATATACTTCGTCCCAACATGCATGTGCGTGTGGAGCTGGATATTGATATTTCGTACGAGGAAGCCAACTTTATCAAAGAAACATTCATCAAGGAATACGGTCTTCGAGAAATGGCTTTGATACCCAGCAAGCGTACCGACATAGACATTGACATGGCTCCAGGCGAAGTCAAGTTCGAAAGTGTAGATCAAATTGTGACCGATCAGCTGACCAATATCGAAAGTGATTTTTACGATCCTAAATTATTATTAAAAATTTATCAAAACTTATGAGCTGGAGATCAGTACAACTAGGTAACAGTTTGTGCAATCAGGATCAATTAATACTAGATTTGTTTCAAAAAGAATCAGTTAACTGTGTCGGAACTGGCCCTGAGTTTACACAGTATCTTAATTATGATCCACAATCTAAGAACTTAGTTTTAATAATCAATTATGCGCACTGGGTTTCTGATATTTTAAAAATATGTCAAGAAAATTTAACGGATAATATTGAATGCGTTTATTTTTCAGTTAACCGCTATTATCTTCTAGGAAATGATACTGACATAATTGCTGACAATGTTGTTGAATTACTATCTCAAATTGTTAGCAAATACGGATTCAAAGTAATAAAAAAAAGCAATGTTGAAAAAGACCTAGGACGATATTTCAACTTTATTCAACCGTTGACTTGGGTGTATGGAAACAAAATTACAAACTAAAGTAACTTCAGAAAATCAAAAAGAATTTTATCAAACACTTTACAGTGCAAGCAGAACTCCCATTGACTTAAACACTGTATCTGCTGAGCAATATTTGTTGATCGACTGCGTGGGAGCCGAATATCGAAAAAAATATCCCAATTTAACTATTGTTGCTGTGGAAACTATGACCACAGTCAAACAGTTTAAACTTACAAGCGATCAATTTGATTACTTGATTGATAATCGTGTGTATAATCAATTAACTTGGCCCCGAATATCTACCAGTTGTTGTGCGGTAATTTTTAACCATTCTCCCTTGTTTAAGTATTTTACTGTACCAGAAATTGTTACTGAGTTAGAAGCAGTATACAAAAAATATAACCCAAACATAATTTTATTCCAAAGTTCGTTGTTGTTTATTGACGATAATCGAATCCAAGATCGGTTATATAATCTTATTAATATACAAATTAAAGATTATGTGGTTGAAAAATTTTATTATGATACTGTAACTACAGAATTATCTATAAAATTTAAAATTAAAAGTTTATATGATAGTACCAATTGATTTTGTAGCTGGTGCACACGGTCACTTTTTAGAGGTGGTGTTGAATAGATTTTTTGATCTTGCCACTACAAATTCTGATCCGTTTAATACCCTCGGTGCAAGTCATCGTACTACCAATGAATATCTGGAATCCAGAATGTTTATAGCGGATCATTGGTGCGAACGCTCTCCTGATCAATTATCCAAATTTGATCGCGTTATTTCTATACAATTTGATCAAGATGACTTGCTATTAGTTTCTTCAATCAGTTTACTCCGTGCCGGCGACCGAGGAATTGATAATAATAATTTGGAAATAGATACATATTCTAAACTCAACAATGAGTTTTATCGTGGTTTACTAGATGAAATTTTAACTGCCTACCCAGACATTAACAGCAATCAGAAATCAATTCCCAGAAACATTTTGAGAGAATTTTTTAAGTTTGGTTTTTCTAATCCAAATATAAATGGCTATTGGAAAAAACAACAACAAATGAGATATGTAATACCGGTGTTTGTATTCAAGTTTAAAGCATTTTATAACTATGAGTTATTTGTTAATACTTTAAAAGAACTACAAAATTTTGTAGGGCTTTCTGTTAGGATCGATAACGAGCTTAACCTATTACATAAAAAATTTCTGTCTTTAATACCGTATATTGACAATCAAGCCCAATGCGACGCAATCATAATGGCTATAAAGTCCGGGCAAAAACAAATTATTCCGCCATTGACTATGTTGCAAGAAAGCTATATCAATGGAAAACTAGAAAATATTTACAAAAAAGAAATGCCGTTTCACGAGCCAGAATACTTTACATCTACAGAAGATGTGTTACAATATCTAGAAACACAGGCGCCAAAACTATGATCCGTATTAAAAATCTTACTGTAAAAAATTTCATGAGTGTAGGCAACACTACGCAGGCGATTGATTTTGATCGGCAAGATCTGACTTTGGTGTTAGGCGAAAACCTAGACCTAGGCGGCGACGGTAGCCGCAATGGCACAGGCAAGACTACCATTATCAATGCATTAAGCTATGCCTTGTATGGTAATGCACTCAGCAATATTCGCAAAGACAACTTAGTCAATAAGACCAACGGCAAGGGCATGATGGTCAGTTTAGAGTTCACTTCGGGCTCGCAAGAGTTCAAGATCGAGCGTGGTCGCAAGCCCAATGTGTTGAAATTCTATGTGAACAACGAAGAAAAGATCATTACCGATGAAGCACAGGGTGATTCGAGAGAAACCCAGGATGCCATTGAAACTACGCTAGGACTCAGTCATGACATGTTCAAGCACATCATGGCACTCAATACCTATACAGAACCATTCCTAAGTCTCAAGGCCAATGATCAGCGCACCATTATCGAGCAACTGTTGGGTATCACACAGTTGAGTGAGCGTGCTGATCGTATCAAAGAACTCAACAAAGAAACCAAAGATGCCATACAGCAGGAAGAATTTCGTATTCGTGCTGTGCAGGAAGCCAACAAACGCATAGAAGAGCAGATTGAAAACCTAAAGCGGCGACAAAAACTATGGACGGACAAACATGAAACGGACATTCAGGAGCTTGAGAAGGCCTTACAGGCGTTACAGAATATACAAATTGAAGTGGAAATACAAGCGCACAAAGATCACAAGGCATGGGATCAGCGACGCAAGGATATCAACGATCTATCAGGTCAGATCAGCCGCACGAAACTGGACATTGACCGTGAGAACAAAGCGATTTCCAAACTATCCAAGGAAATCGAGACGCTCGAAAACCATGAGTGTCATACATGCGGTCAATCATTCCACGACAGTAAGCACCAACAGGTCCTGGAAGGTAAACAGACGGATCTGGTGGGAGCGCGAGAAGCGTGCCAGACTCATACTGCCACACTGGCAGAGCTGGAGACTGCCTTTGAAACCTTGGGCACGCTAGGCAAGCCGCCCGAGCGTTTTTACAGCAACGAAGCAGATGCTATCCAGCATCAGGCCACTGTGACTACCTTGCAACAGCAGATTGCTGGCAAGACTGTCGAAACTGATCCGTATACCGAACAGATCGAAGAAATGAATTCTAAAGCCCTACAGGAGGTCACATATGATACACTTAATGAACTTACTCGTTTACAAGAACACCAAGACTTCTTGCTCAAACTGCTCACCAGCAAAGACAGTTTCATCCGTAAAAAGATTATTGAACAAAATCTTAGCTATCTCAACGCTAGACTGACACACTACTTGGATCGTGTGGGCTTGCCGCATACTGTGGTGTTCCAAAACGATCTAACTGTTAGTATTGAAGAGCTGGGTCGTGAGCTGGACTTTGACAATTTGAGTCGTGGCGAACGCAACAGATTGATCCTAAGCATGAGTTGGGCCTTTAGAGATGTGTTTGAAAGTTTATATCAACCCATCAATCTTCTATTCATTGATGAAATGATCGACAACGGGTTGGATACTGCTGGTGTAGAATCAGCCTTGGCCTTGCTAAAACAGATGAGTCGCGATCGACACAAATCAATCTGGTTGGTCAGTCATAGAGATGAGCTGACTGGACGAGTGGAAAACATACTCAAGGTCATTAAAGAAAACGGCTTTACTTCATACAACACGGATGTAGAGATTGCTTAACTATCGTACAGTACATCTCGAGCTCAGTAGCAAGTGTGTGCTAAAGTGCCCGCGATGTCCTAGAACTGAACTGGCACTGGATCGACTGAATCAAGAAATAACCTTAGCAGATTTTCAATCTGGTTTTCCTGTTGAAGTGTTGACACAAATTGAACATTTTATATTTTGCGGTGACATCGGGGATCCCATTTATGCTACAGAATTTTTAGAAATTGTAGAATACATCAAACAAAACAGTTCCAGTCGTATAAAAATCACAACCAATGGCAGTTACAAACAGGCCGAATGGTGGCAAAAGTTGGGTTGCCTGTTGGACTATAATGATCAAGTCACATTCAGCGTTGACGGATGGGATCGTGCGTCCAATCGGCAGTACCGGATCAACAGCGACTTTGACAGCATTGTTTTGGGCATCGAGACTTTACGCAACACCAGTGAATGTTCTATACAATGGTCGGCCATTTACTTTTCGTTCAATCAAGACCAAATCGATAACATGCGAGATTTAGCTCAATCTTTGGGTTGCAATCGATTTCGCACAGTCAAGAGTTCAAAATTTGATGGACGCTACTTGGTCAACGGCGTAGATCAATTGCGGCCCGCCAACGAACTAGTAGCCGATACTTTGGTGTATGAGACCAAGGTAGAAATACTAAATTCCAATAAGTACATGTCAATTGTTCCTGCGGTTCCAGATCAACCGCATGCCTGGGCCAAGTGCTTGAATTATAAAAAAGACTTGTTTATTGGTGTCGACGGATTAGTAACACCGTGTCCTTGGTTCAACAATGGATATCAACACAATAGTTTTGTCAAACAACACCGTGAGCAGTTGTCAATAAAATCCAGGTCTTTTTTTGAAATTATCAACGATTCAGAATTATGGCATCAACTTATTGACAGTTTTGATCGTGACCCTTTAGAAATTTGTAAATTGAAATGTAAACATGCCCAATAAAGATATTTTTTGTAATATTCCTTGGTTCGAAATCAACATCAATCATGACGGCAGTTACGATCTGTGCGGCTGTCAAAATGACAAAATTGTAGGAACTGCGCAGGGGCAAGTTCACAACATCAAGCAGATTCCGATTGCTGAATACTGGAATGGTCCGCGGTTGCAACAGGCACGATTAAAGAAGCTAGGCGATGTCCCAGACTCTATGTGCAAGATGTGTCAGCAAAAAGAATCAATTGGCTACGAAAGCAATCGCATAAAAGAAAATCAAAAGTCGGTAATTTTTAAAGAATCATTCGACCGAAGCTATTTGCAAAGTCCAAATTATTCACATTTTGAATATAGTGAAAAAAATCACGGCCTGACTGATTCGCAGATACACAGCTTGCATCTGAATCTTGGCAACACCTGCAATTTTGCTTGTCGTATGTGCAGTCCGTTTGCCAGCACACGATTACAAACTGAATTTTTACAGCTGGGCTGGGCAACGCCTGCAGATAAATTTGATCACTGGACTAACACCGAAACTGGCTGGAATAATTTTTTAAACTTTTTACAAACGCAAGCCACCAACATAAAGGTCATACACATCATTGGTGGCGAAGTTGAGTTTATGCCCAAGTTTGAATTTTTGATAGATTATTTTATTGAAGCAGGGCTGGCTGACACGGTCAACATCAGTTTCACTTCCAACGGCAGTGTGAACTATACAAAATATTTTAAAAAATTAAGTCTTTACAAACGATGTGAGCTGGGAATCAGCATCGAAAGTGTTGATCCAATTGGTGATTATATCAGACAAGGTGGCAACATCAACACGATATTGAACAATATTCAACAGATGAATCAGAATCGACCCAGCAACATGCAATTGGTTATTAGAACTGTGCCCAGCTTGTTGAGTCTGCCAACCTATGCCAATTTGATCAAATGGTCATTGGAGTTGCGCTTGCCCATAGACAACAGTGTGCTGGTCAACCCGGCTTGGCAACAGGCTGTTCTCCTGCCCGATGCTATCAAGGCCAGCGTAGTTGATCGTGTCACGGCTGTGCTTGATACTTTGCCGCCGGCCGACGGGCGTTTCAACAATCAAAAAGACCCAAACAGCATCGAGGTTAGCATACGAAACGAATGCGAAAGCATTATACAATTGGCCAAAAAATCTGCACCTGTCAACGCCGATGTGTTACGACAGGAATGTGCTGCCAAACTGAGCCAATGGGATCAAATGAAACGCATTAGTATTCGGCCCTATTCTCAAGAGCTGTATGATTTTTTATCGGAGTATGGCTACCATGCGTGATGTCCGGCTAGAACTAGCAGTTGACCCAGTGTACTGGCAGGATTTGCCAGAAATACGCATTGAATTCAATCAGCAGGTCTTGTTTAATTCGCCTTTGCACAAACCCAAAACATTTAGTTGGATTATGCCGGCCCAGGACCTAAATCGACTCAGCATCTTTTTTTTAAACAAGCAGGACAGCGACACAGTCGATCAGTTAGACAAGGCTGTCGTGGTCAAGGCAATTGCATTAGAGGGATTACAATATCCAAGTTTTATGCACCGTAGCCGGTATCGCCCTGACTACTCCGAAGGTTATTATCAATATGCCAAGGAACAGGGAATCACAGTTGACCCTGTAATACATTCCAACTATCTAGGGTTCAATGGCGAATGGTATTTGGAATTTACTTGGCCCACTTTTACTTGGATTTATGAAACAGAAACCAACAACCTAGGATGGATATATGAAAAAAATATCTAATTCTGAGACACCGATGATAACTACTAGTCCATGGTATGGTTGTACGAAAACACTGAAATCTCAGAACTACCCGAAGACTGCGTCGGATTTGTTTATCTAATCACAAATAAACTATCTGGCCGGCGTTATATTGGAAAAAAATTAGCAAAATTTAGTAAAACCACATACAAAGTAGTAAAACTCAAGAACGGCAACAAGAAGCGCAAGAAAATCAGATCAAAAATAGACTCAGACTGGCAGCTATACTATGGAAGCAACGATCAACTCAACCGAGACATTGCAGAGCTAGGCTCAGACAACTTCACAAGAGAAATATTATTTTATTGCAAATCAAAGGCAGAATGCAGTTACATAGAAGCTAGAGAACAATTTAATCATAGAGTACTAGAGTCAGACGATTACTATAACGGCCAGATAGTGTGCCGCATACATGGTAGTCACATAAAAAACAAAATTTAAACTAGACAGGCAACAACACACTCTGTTTGGTCGAGGTAGCTCGACTCGCAAGGAGGAACGGTTAGATCCCCGGTCCGGAATAGCTTGCGTGTGAAAGGCAATTGCTAACTTAAGGCAACAAATGGTCGGGGCCATGTGAAAAAGATACAACCCCAGCTTATAGGACTTGGATTTATTGTCGGGTCACTAGGGTTCCGTTGATATGTGAAGCTTGAGTAGGGGGCACCGGTCAACCACCTCCGTCGTGAAAACGAATCTCATTACAATAAAGTGGCTGTTCTACTCGGATAATGTAGAAGACACTTTCACCGTGCTTACGGTGAATTGTGACCATGCTATCTGGATAATGCTAAAGAAAAACAATATTGATGAACGAAGTGAAATCAATAGATCTCGTTAGAG